CTTCTACACAGCCGTACAAGCATTCCAAACAGCATTAAATAGAAATATATGAAACTAACAGATTTAACAACAGAACAAAAGACTACCTATGTCGGATTATTGACAGAGGTACAAAAAGACGAATTAGTCGGACAATGGTATGCACCTGACTCTTATTTTAATCCTATACAAGATGCTCAAGATAACTGGGTAATCTCAGTTGAGGAAATGGAGCAATGCGTAAACCCTGATTATCTTTGGGTTAAGGATTTAGACTTAATTCCATACGAGCCAAAACCAACCCCACCACCTTTTGAAAATTAATTAAACTATGATACCTTTAACAAATCAAATTTTAGAAGTAGTAAAAAAACACGGAGCAATCGGTGTACTTGCATTATGGTTAGGATATACACACTTTGAGGTGCAAGATTTAAAAGTCCGCCTTTATAACTGTTTAGAAAAAGAATCAGTTACAAAAGACCAACAGCAACCAATTGCACCAATAAAAGACACAGCCGTTATAAGCTACGAATCTAAAAAGAGAAAGCAAGAAGTATTACACTACGATGCACCTTAAAACTAAGTTATGAGCAACGTTAAAAGTTACACAGACAATCAATTATTAGCACGAGTAAAAGCAATGCCTAACTACAAAAGTATTCCAAGTGGTTTATGGTTATTATTTGTTCGTTCTAATGAAGACGGTAACGATCAGTTTGACGATAAGTGTTACGTTTGGATAGGTGAGAAATTTCAGTTTGTAACTTCATGTACTACAAACAAAGGCAATAAAGGAACTGCTGTTATGGAAGCTGACCTTTGGAATTACGATGCTTATTCATACGGGCTTCATAGAGGCAAAATGGAAGCACTTAGACAACGTAAAGGTGTTCCATACAGGCGCGACTTTACAAACGATGGTAAAACAAATCCTACAACAGAAATAAAAACGGATATTATTTACATGAATATTCATGGAGCAACTTACAATAAAGGTAGTCAACAAGTAGCCACTAAAATTGGCGGTTGGTCAGAGGGTTGTTTAGTGTTGAATAACAATCCAGACTACGAAAGAATGGTAAGGATGGCAAAGGACTATCCAAGTGTTTCAATATGTTTAATTAACGAGTTTTAAAATGGCAAAGAAAAAGATTAAAATAGATACAGATAACTTCGATATGGATTTAGAAAAAGACGGAGTAAACTTGAAAGTAGATATTGACACTAAGAACGTGGATGTAAACATAGTTAAAGACGAATTGACGAAAGAATTTAACCTTGACGGTAAAAATATTGACATTCACGTGAAAAAATCCCCTGAAGGTTTGGAGGTGAAAGTCGATGCTAAAGGGGGTTTCTTTAAATTATTAGCAAAAAGAATCGTTAAATTTGTTTTGAAAAGATTTTCTAAGTAGATTTGTACGCATTTCTTCATAATGCTTTGTTTAATTAACCTCTGTTTCGGCAGGGGTTTTTTATTTTTATGAAACTTTTTTTAAAATATTTCGTATAGATTGGTATTATATTAATAATTTATATTAATTTAGCAGAAAATAATTAAACAAGTCTTATGAAAAAACGAACAGGAATCTTAATTACATCGGTTGTATCTTTGATAGGATATAATTTTGAAAGCTATTTTTTAATGGGGTTGGGTATATTTTGCCTAACTTTAGTATTAATCTCTAAAACTAAAAAACATGAAATCAACTAAACATGAAAATGTGTATTATCCACATCGTCCTAACATCACTTATTTAAAGCGTAAATGGAAAACAAAGATTTGCCCGGAGGACAAAGGCGGATCATTCAACGAAAAGTTATACCTTGATTATTTAGAAGCAATATTAAACCCTACAAAATGAACTGGCAAATTAAGCAAAAACGAACAAAGGAAGTTCACATCAAGTTAGAGTGGACAGAAAAAAGCGATTTAACGCTAATTTTAAGCGATTTAAAGGACTTAATTAGCTCGGGAATAGAATCACACCATGGAGATAGAAAAAGCTCGGAGAATGAAGATAAATGGCATAAATTCGAATTTACACAATTTTACCATGAGTTACGTCCTATTGAAGATTATAGTTCAGTTGAAAGAGATATAAACGGAGAATTGAAACTTGTAATAAAAAGTAAGGTATGATTGAAGAAGCTAAAATGGCGTTGTTGCTTTTTGGAGTTGGGTTTTTAAGTATTTGTATTGGACTGATATATAACTACTTTAATGGAAAATCTAATTAAAGAATTGTATTTATTAAAAGTTCCTTTTGCTGTTGTAATATCAGAGGAAATTCATGGTACGTGTTTTAGTATCGTTTATCGCAGAATTGGAATACAATCAAGGCAGTTATCAAATGACGAACGCAAATATTTTAATTCTATAAAAGAACACGGACGTAAAATCAACTACGGTTACGAGGGAATTATATATGAGTATTTTAACTTTAAAGCAAGACTTGATCTTAAAGTAAGACATCAATTTATTGAAGGATTAAATTACGGAAGAAAATGAAAAAACGAATGAAGAAACGCAGAAACCTAACAAGGTTTAGACACCAACCTTTAATGGTAAGGAATTTAAGAGTAGAAAAATACTGGAAAAGAAAATTAATAAAAATTTGGATAAACAACGAGTTTGATTAAAAAATAATTATTATATTTGTAAACAGTTCGGCTTCACACTATAGAACTGAAAAGAAGTTATTAAGCCTCTTAATGAATTTGGATGTGAAGCCCCAAAGGATTTAAGGGGTTTTTTTTATGTTTAAAAGTTTACTGGTTTTCTGAAAACCTTTACAACCAAAATGGTACAAATTATTTTTTATGGTTCTGAAAAATCTCAAATGCCCGAAACACAATTGCGATGTTTTTGTAATACAAAGCAAGAAATTTTTATTGGGATAAAAGAAGAAGCAGCTCCTGAAATTTGGATTGCTTTAGATAAAAAAACCGCAATAAGATTTAGTAAAGAATTACGTAAAGAAATAGCACTGATAGAAGATGAGAAAAACATTTAACTTTTATCGTAGCTATTGGGATGTAGCAAACGAATTAAACGACAAGGATCGTTTAGCATTTTACGATGCGTTAATGAAACGACAATTTACTGGAGTTGAAACTGATTTAGAAGGCATGGTTAAATTCGCTTATCTTTCTCAAAAACATTCTATTGATAGACAAATTGAAGGTTATGAAAACAAAACTAAAGAGCCTTTACAAGACCCTACCGAAGGGGGTAAGCAAGGGGGTGTTGAAGCCCCTACGGTACAATTAAAAGAGAAAGAGAAAGAGAAAGAAGAATATACTAAAGTTCCTTTTCAGGAACGTGTTAATAAATTTTTGAATTGGTTTAATTTAGAATTTACAAAACACGGAAAACCTCAAACTAAATTTAGAACCTTAAACAACCAAACAGAAAATAATTTAAAAAAGTTATTGGATAAATACACTACTGATGAATGGAGTTTAGCTTTTGAAAATATGATTAATAACGTTTGGGTAATTGAAAATAAAAATGCAACACCTGATCATTTTTTAAGACTTGCTAATTTTGAAAAATACCTAAATGAAAATAGACCAAAAGAAAATAATTTTAAATTCGCATGGCAATGATAGAAGGATTTAAAATAACAGAACAAGGTGATGTAGTAAGTAAGCTATATAAACACCGAGATAATTACCATAACAAAGGAAAGTATTTAGGCTTTGTTGAACTTCATAAATACTATTCAATGAGTTTAGGCAACTGTACTGATTGGACTGGATTTCCTCAAAGTGGTAAGACACAGGTTTTAATGGAATGTTTAATTAATACTTCAAAGTTTTATGGTTGGAAACATTTAGTATATTTTCCTGATGTTGGTAATACTACTGAAATTGTAGCGGATTTAATTCAGAAAAAGACGGGTAAAAGTTTTGATCCAAACGCAGAAAATGTAATTACAGATTTAGAAATTACAATGGGAATGGAATGGGTATTAAACCATTTTAATATCATAACACGAAAAGACACAAAAGGAAAAATAACACCTAAGGAATTTTGGGAATGGGCCGTTGAATTGAAGTACGAAAAAGAATTACATACTGCTTCAATCGATAGTTGGAAAGATTTAAACCACGATTATGCAACGTATGGAGGTTACGCACAATATTTAGAATATATTTTACCTTTAAGAAATTATTTAGCAGAAGAAAACAATTTACATTTTCACACAATTATACACCCTAAGTTGACTGAAAAAGAAAACGGAAAAAGAAATCCACCAAGTCCATACGATTTAAAGGGTGGTAGTGAATGGTATAATTCAGGAAAGTGCATGATAACAGTACACCGTGAAAATCATGAATATAATGAAGCAGATATTATATTTCATAAAATAAAACCACGTTCAAATGGTGAAGTAGGTAATTTAAAAATAAAATTTGATAAAGCAACTTTATGTTATTATTTTGATAGTTTAGAAAATAATAGATTTGTAAAAGTTTTTGCAAGTGAAGAAAAACAAGAAATTAAACCTAAACAACCCGAACCAATAATCGACAAAGACGGACAATCAGCCTTAAATTGGGGTGGTGGTTTAATGTCAGCAAGTGAAAAGATTAGATTAGCAAACGAAAATCCATTTTAATATGAGCCTTGAATTAATAAAACGCAAGTCAGGAATGAACACGCTTTATTGGAGATTAAAGTACAGTCTTGACGAAATACAAGAGAAACACCCTGAAAGATTGGACATAATTTGTCCAATGGAAGAAAGCATGAAAGAAGTAGCTGCAGTTGTTGAATATTTAACGCATTGTGAAAAGGTTTATCAAGCTACGGAAAGACGAAGCCACAAGTTAGAATTAGAAAACTTACAGCTAAAACAAGAAAACAGAAGTTTAAGTGAACATTTAAAAACCTTAATTAGTGGTGAGATATGAAAAAATATAGAATACTTAATTTATACGCTTGTTTAGGTGGAAATCGTTACAAGTGGGATGAGGTAGCTGACAATTTAGAAATAACAGCCGTAGAGTTAGACCCGGAAGCCGCACGTTTATATCAAGAGCGATTCCCGAATGACAAAGTAATAGTTGCAGACGCACACCAATATTTATTAGAACATTACAAAGAGTTCGATTTTATTTGGAGTTCACCTCCTTGTCCTACTCATTCAAGAGCCAGATATTGGAATAGTTCAAATTATGATACTACAACAGAACCCGTTTACCCAGATATGAAATTATATGAAGAAATTTTATTTTTACAGCATTATTTTAAGCACGGTAAATTTGTAGTTGAAAATGTAATTCCATATTACGAACCTTTAATTCACGCACAAAAAAGAGGAAGACATTTATACTGGACAAACTTTAATTTACCGAATGATTTAAACGATAGAAGGTTTGCAATTAGCCAAGCAAAAGACGAATTAAAAGGGTTATGTAAATTTCATGATTATGATTTTAAAAAATATAACGGAACACAATTAGTAGTTAAAATGGCTCGTAACTTAGTAGATTATGAAGCAGGAAAAACAATACTTGAAACAGCTTTAAATATATTTAGAAAGTCAGATGTAAATCAATTATCAATACTTGATGAACTATGAAAACACGAAAATGTAAATATTGCCGTCAACAATTCCAACCATACACAACTCTACAAAAAAACTGCTTTGAACCAGATTGTGTAACAGCATGGATACAAGAAACAAAAGAAAAGAATTGGAAAAAGAAAAAAGCTAAGTTAAAAATGGATTTAATGACAATCCAGGACTACATAAAATTAGCACAGCAAGTATTTAACAAGTGGATAAACCTACGAGATAAAGGATTGCCTTGTATAAGCTGCGGAAAGCCAATTAACGGACGTGTAAACGCTTCGCATTACTTCAATGCTAACAACCATTGGAATGTTCGTTTTAATGAATTTAACGTACATTCATCTTGCATTACGTGCAACCAATATTTAAGCGGTAATTTAATCGAGTACAGAAGTAGATTAATTAACAAAATAGGAATTGAACAATTAACACTTTTGGAGCTGGAGGCTAATAAAACACGGAAGTTTACAATAGAAGAATTAAAGCAAATAATTAACACCTATAAATTAAAGATTAAACAACATGAATTATAAATACATTTCAAAGATTTATGTAAAGCACCCAAAAATGCTGTACACATATTTTATCATAAAAGCACCTAAGACTAAAAAATATCTTAAGTGTTTTCGTAAAGAAAAAGATGCTATTGAATATTTACACCAATACGCAAAGGAAAATAATATTAACGAATTTAATTTATTAAAATGATTACAGGATTTGAAACATACACCCATGAGTTGACTAATGAAGAACTTGAAATCTTACCTTTGGTGATGCACGGATTTAGGCACTACAAAAAGACGAACCCAATAAAGGCAGAGTTGATTGTATCTCGAATGAATATATTTCTACATGAACACGGATATAAAATTAAAATGAGCCAACCTCGTTTACGCAAAATGGTTAACTACATTCGCACAAATGGACTCATGCCGCTAATTGCGACCTCACAAGGATATTTTACAACTGATTGCAAGGTAACTATCCAAGAACAAATAACAAGCCTTCAAGAACGCGCAAATTCAATTGAGAGATGCGCACAAGGTTTAAAGAAATTTTTATGAAAGTAACGGATAAAATAGAAATAACAAACGAAGATAATATGTTATTAATGGCTCGTTATCCTGATAATTATTTTGATTTGGCAATAGTTGACCCGCCTTATGGGATTAATTATAGTGGTAGAGATGGGCAAAAAACAATTAAATATGATAATTCAAAGCAATGGGATAAAGAAACGCCAACACAATTATATTTTAACGAATTGTTTAGAATTTCAAAAAATCAAATAATTTGGGGTGCTAATTATTTTACAGAATATTTTAATTTAGGTAAAGGTATGATTTGCTGGTTTAAACATCAAAATGGTAATTTCTCTGAATGGGAATTAGCTTACACAAGTATAGGTAACGCAAAGCATTTTGATAGAAGTTATCAACAAGACCAATATAATAAAATACACCCTACTCAAAAGCCCGTTGCACTTTACAAATGGCTCCTTGACAAATACGCTCAACAAGGTAACAAGATACTTGACACTCATTTAGGTTCAGGTTCAATTGCAATAGCTTGTCACGATTATGGATTTGAACTAACGGCTTGTGAATTAGATTTAGAATACTACGAAAAAGCGGTTGAACGAATAAACAACCACGTAGCACAATTAAAATTATTTTAAGTATTTTTTTTTAAAAGCTATTATTATATTAAAAATTTAGATTATATTTGTAGAAAATTAAATAAAGTTATTATGAAAAATGTATTAAAAAGTCTGGCAGCGTTCCAGCAAGAGGTGAAGGTAATTCACAAAGCAACTCAAGGTTACGGATATTCTTATTCGGATTTACCAAAGATATTTAGCGAGATTAATCCATTGTTACAAAAACACGGATTAGGCTTTACGCAACTAATCAATTCAAAAGACGGATTGAACTATCTTAAAACTGTTTTATTTCATATTGAAAGCGGAGAAATGATAGACTCTGAAACATTGATACCTTACGTACAATTAAAAGGCATGAATGACTATCAGTCTTTTGGTAGTGGTGTTACGTATTTTCGTAGATACTGTTTGAGTTCAATTCTTGGATTAGTAACTGACAAAGACACGGACGCCTCAGGTGAACAGATTAAACCAAAGAAACCAAAGATTGAAAACGATAGGCTTATGAAAGCTATTGCAGCGGTTAAAAGTGGTAAATATGAATTAGCTGATATACCGTTAAACTTTGATTTAACTGATGAGCAAATAGAAATACTTGGAAAGGTATGAAAGTAAGATGTTCACAAATAGGAAAGATTATGACGAACCCCCGTACCAAGGGGGAGAGTCTTTCTCAAACTGCTAAAAGTTATTTACTTGAGTTAGCTATTGAAGAAAAATACGGTATTCAAAAGGAGTTTTGGAGTCGATATACAGACAAGGGAAACCAAGTAGAAGACGAATCGATTAAATTAGTTGAAAAAGTTTTAGACTTGGGCTTTATGTACAAGAATGATGAGTTACTCGAAAATGACTGGGTAACAGGAACTCCCGACATAAACACGGATGTACTGATTGACGTAAAAAGTTCTTGGGATGCGTTTACATTCTTTGAAAAAGTAGTAGAAGACGAACTAAAAAACAAAGATTACTACTACCAGCTTCAAGGATATATGTGGTTAACTAACAAACAAGAGGCTTATTTATGCTATTGTTTAGTAGATACACCGTTACAAATTGTAGAAGACGAAATAAGAAGGGAACATTGGAAGAATAATCTAATAGACGAAAACGACGATTTAAGAGCATTTGTAGAAGCTAAACATAGTTACAGTCATATCGATATACAAAAGCGTGTTAAAACGCACGTAATTAAGCGAGATGAGAAAGTAATCGAAGTTATCAAAACACGAATTGAAGAATGTAGAGAATATTATAACCAAATAATTAATGAATTATGAAAAACACAATTAAAAGAAAAGGGGTTACTGAAAAATATTTAAAGTTTTTAAATGTTTTAAAAAATGAATTAAACAATAATTCAATTAAAGAACCGCATTATATGATGGTTAAGTATAATGTGTCAACTCATTGGATATCATTTTTGCAAAAAAATAATATTATATATAAAGATGAAAATTATAACTATAAATGGAATGATAAAATACCTATTTCAACAAAGATAGTTGATGAATTTAGAAATAATGTAAAAGAAAAACAAATTAAATATAAAGAAAAATTAAAAACGGAATATATGCAACCTAAATTAGATTTTAATGTTTCAAGTGTTGAAATACCTAAAAATAGAAGGTCATGGGAAAGCAGAGCAACAACTGAAAAATGGTTACATAATCTTTTTTTTATTAAAAATGAATTAGATAATATAGAATATTATAAACTTATAGATTTAAAAAGTTCATTACCTAATTCGAAGTCTTGGCAAGCATTTTTAATTAGAAATAATATAATATATAAGAAAAATACAGGGCGTTATGTTTGGAGTGATAAAATTCCAATTACTTATAAACTAATTGAAGCATATAGAAAAGAGCAGCGAATTAATAATTATAGAAAAAAAATAATAAATAAACAATTAGAAACACAACCTAAATTAAAATTTGACATGAAAGATATTGAGATTCCAACAGAATTTAAAGTTCAAGAATCAATAAACAAATTTACTCAACAAAATGAATATGGAGTTATTCGTAAATTATTGAAATTGGTATGGAGATTTTTAAAATGGTTATGGTAAAATTAAAAGTTATGAACCCAGAGATCAACCAAGAAATACAAGACTTAAAAAAAGAACTTAAAGAAATAAAGCAATTAATAAAAGCTTTAACAATAGCAACTGATGAAGGAGTAATATTAAATGCAGATTCTTTAATAATTAAAATGTTAAAAAATAAAATAAAATAAAAATGGAAAGTAAAAACTACGGTAGCCTATCCGCTAACAAATTTAAAAAACAAGATTCACACCCTGACTTTAAAGGTAACATAACAATCAATGGCGTAAAGTTGGAATTAGCTGGTTGGAAGAAACAAGGCGATAACGGAGCTTATATAAGTTTACAAGCACAATTACCAAGAGATAATCAAAACACCGTTAAACAGCCTCAAACGCAGCCTAAAAACGATTTTTCAGACTTTTTAAATGATTTCTAAATGAAAGCGAGTAAGATAATAGCGAATAGTGATGAGATAATTAGGAAAATGATTCGTGATTATCTAACGAAACACGGAATAACATTAAATGCTTTTTGTTTAGATGCTAAGTTACACCAGAGTAATATCCATACTTTTTTAAATGGTAAATCATTAACAAGTAAAACAATTCAGAGAGTAGCAAAGTATCTTAATGAAAAAGGAATGTAAAAATATTTTCTAAAATGTTTTGTAATTAAAATAATTATATTAATTTTGAAGAAATAATTAAACAAAGCGTATATGAAAACTATTGATTTTAACAGGAATTGGAAGTTAATTAACTTAGACACAAACAAGGATAAAGGTTATTTTGACCTTGACTGCGGTAAGTTTGGAGTAATGTTTTTTGAATTTGACATTGACTTTAATGTAGATTCAGATTTTGAATTTGAAAGCGTTGATGTTAAGTTAAGCAGTTACGATTGGGATTGTGATGGATTGAAAAGTGGAATGTTAAACAACAGAAACACGAAATTAATTTGTGAAAAGTTAGAAGAAAGAATCTCAAACAATCCTGAGGCATGGGGATTTGATAGTGAACAGTTAAGATACGAAGCGCAATTAGATTTTGAAACAGAGAGAGAAATTGCGTATTTTAATGAAAGGTGTTAACTTTGGTGAATGACAAGGATTTTAGAGATTTTAGTATTACCGTTATTTGCAACCCTGTTCTTTGTGGATAGGGTTGTTTTGCTTTTTATGTGGAATGAAAGCGGACATAGGTTTGGTAAGTGGTTGTATAATGAAACGTTGATGTTGAATAGTGTTATTCGTGTTTTTATATTTATGACTGTATTTAGTTTTGTGTTTTTATTTGCGATAAGTGAATGAAAAATTCTTATACCATTTATATGAGCACCACAATGAGTGGGTTAAGATTGTACGCAACTTTGGGGAGCAGTTTTACGCAGAAGATATAGTCCAGGAAATGTATCTGAAATTAGCAAAACACGAAAACAACGAAAGGTTTTACCGCAATGGAACTATCTATAAAGGCTTTATTTGGATTGTACTTAGGAATATGTTTTACGATTACGAGAAAGCAAAGAATAAGCTGGAGAAAGTAAGTTTAACAGAGGCAATTCAAATAAAAGACGATGGAGAGCCATACGAAAAGACGAATGCACAAACAATAATAGACATTAAAATATCTGAAACAATAAACAACTGGCATTGGTACGATCAAATGTTATTTAAACTTTACAGAGATACCGGATACAGCACAAGACAAATAGAGAAAGAAACAGGTATTAGTTTTAAGAGTGTTTGGGCAACTTTAAAAGAATGTAAAGAGTCTTTAAAGAAAGAAGTAGGTGAAGAATACCAAGATTACTTAAACCAAGATTACGAATTAATAAAATGAAAATGGAGTATATATTAAAAGTATTAAACAAAGAATTAGAAAAACGTGAAAAAAGAGCAAAAGAAAATTTTGAACGGCTTTGTAATTTAGAAAAAGAAATTGAAAGGTTACATCAAGAAAATTATATACTTAGAAAAGATTTACAAGAATTAAGTAAAGAATATTTTAAAAAATAAATTATGGCAAAAAGAAAAAGACGAACTAAAGCTGAAATATTAGCAGCTGAAAGTCAAGGATTAGGAGATACAGTAGAAAAAGTTTTAGAAGTTACAGGAATAGCAAAGGTAGCTAAATGGTTACTTGGTGAGGACTGTAACTGTGATGCACGTAAAGCAAAGTTAAACGAGTTATTTCCTTACAGACAGCCTAAATGTTTAGAACAACCAGAGTACGATTGGTTAAAAGAATGGTTTGACAAAAACACGAATGTAGTAAAGCCAAGCGAACAAAAAACAATAATGAATATTCACAGCAGAGTATTTGGAGTTAGAAACGAACCAACAAGCTGTGCTCCTTGTCTTCTACACAGAATAGAACAATTAAAAACTGTATTTAATACTTACGAAGATGCCAATACCTAAGCCAAATAAAAGCGAATCTAAAAAAGATTTTGTACAACGATGTATGGAGGATAATGTAATGGTAAGTGAATACCAAAACACGGATCAAAGATTAGCAGTATGTTCAACAACCTATGAAGAAAACCTATCAAACAAAACAGTTGACAAAACAAATACTAAATAGCGACTACTACATATTATTCTACAATCCTCATAAACATAAAAGGCAGTTGAATACTATAAAGCTATTAATGAAAGCAGCAGAAGCACAATATGCAGTATTTATGGATAATGAGATAGAGGTAATGGAAGTACACCCCGTATCAAAACACGAATTTAAAAATTATAACTATAACCCTAATTAATAATAAAATGGCAAAAGTAGGAAGACCAAGAAACTTAAATAGTCCTGAACAACTATACGAACTATTTATAAGATACAAAGAAGACGTAAAGGCGAACCCAAGAATCAAACACGTATTTGGTGGTAAAGACTTTGAAGAAAGAGCAGAGCCCCTTGAAAGACCTTTAACAATGGAAGGATTCGAAATATTTTGTTGGGATGAAGTAGGATGTGTTGAAGATTATTTTAAGAATACGAATAAAGCTTACGATGAATTTTCACCTATCTGTTCACGCATACGCAAAGAAATACGTGAAGACCAAATCACAGGCGGTATGGTAGGACAGTACAATCCAAGTATTACACAGCGTTTAAACAACCTAAAAGAGCAAGTAGAACAAGTGGTAACAGAAACCAAAATCATTAATTTAGGAAACGGAATTAATCCAAATGAATGAAGCTTTTAATAAAACAAGAACACGCTACATTTTATCTGAATGACAAAGTAAATACTGAATTGTTATATGGTGGAGCTGCTGGTGGTGGTAAAAGTGCATTTGGATGTTTATGGCTTATTTCAATGTGTCAAAAATACGCTGGTACGCGTTGGTTAATGGGTAGATCTAAACTTAAAAGTTTAAAAGAAACTACATTAAATTCTTTTTTTGAATTAGCTGGTAAATTAGAAATAAACGATCAGTTTGATTATAATGCTCAGTCAAATATTATTTATTGGAAAAACGGATCTGAAATATTATTAAAAGATTTATTTCTTTATCCAAGCGACCCAAATTTTGATAGTTTAGGTTCTTTGGAGTTGACAGGTGCTTTTATAGATGAGTGCAACCAAATAACATATAAAGCATGGCAAATAGTAAAATCTCGTATTAGATATAAATTAAATGATTATGGATTAATACCAAAATTATTGGGTACTTGTAACCCGGCTAAAAATTGGGTTTATAAAGAGTTTTATTCGCCAGATAAAAACGGAACATTAAAAGAATATAGAAAGTTTATTCAAGCTTTACCAAAGGACAATCCACATTTACCTGACAGTTATATTCAATCATTATTGCAATTAGATAAAAACTCACGTGAAAGGCTTTATTACGGAAATTGGGAATATGATGACGATCCAAGTGCTTTAATATCTCAAGATGCTATTATAAACTATTTTAATCCTGTTCATTTAACTAAAGGTTCTCAAAAATACATAACAATAGATGTAGCACGTCAAGGTAAGGATAAAACGGTGTTTCGTATTTGGTATGGTTGGGTATGTGTAGAATCTTATCGAATAGAAAAAAGCGGATTAGATATAGTTGTTAAAAAAGCGTATGAATTTATACAAAAACATTCTATTCCTTTGACAAATGTAATTGCAGATGAAGACGGTGTAGGAGGTGGTGTAGTTGACTTTTTAAAATGCAGAGGTTTTGTAAATAACTCACAACCTTTAAAAGGTGAAAACTATTCTAATCTTAAAAGTCAATGTTCTATTTTAACAGCAAAAAAAATTAGCTTAAATGAAATGGGTGAATTGTGTAATGATAAAACTTTAATTGATATAGTTTCTGAAGAAATGGAGCAGATAAAAATGAAAGATATAGATAAAGACGGTAAACTATCAATAGTGCCAAAAGAATTAATAAAAGAAAATATAGGGCGTTCACCTGATGAATGGGATAGTATTATGATGAGATATTATTTTGAATTACAGCCAAAAGGCATATATCATATACGTTAAATTTACACCAATGACAGATGACCTCCCGATGATGGTACACACTGTTGAGCAATTCATTCAGGATAAGACTGGAAAGAAAGTTAAAATAATATTTAATGATCCTATGAAAATACGAATGCACACAAAAATGCTAACACAAGCATACGATATTGCATTTGCTTACTACAATTCTAAAAATAAAAGTTAAAGAAATATGAAAGCAGAACTAAAAGTTCCTACTAAACTAAGTGAGATTCCATTAACAGCCTATCAGGAGTTTATTAAACTAATTGATAAGTCCAACGATAATGAGTTAATTGCACAAAGAACTATTCAAATATTTTGTGGTTTAGAAATGAAAGATGTTTTGCAGATACGTTGGGATTCTATCTTAGAACTCACCAATCACTTTGCGGAATTATTTAAACAAAAACCTGCTTTTCAAAATAGGTTTAAATTAGGTGAACACGAATTTGGGTTTATTCCAAACTTAGAAGAAATGAGTTTTGGAGAATACATTGATTTGGAGTCTAATATCGGAAGTGTAGAAAACTTTCACAAGGCTATGGCTGTAATGTACAGACCGATTACTCAAAAACGAAAAGACACTTACCAAATACTACCATATACCGGTACTGACGAATTCGCAGAGGCTATGAGATACGCACCGCTTGATGTGGTTATGGGTGCTACGCTTTTTTTTTGGAGTTTAGGAAACGACTTAGTACAAGCTTCTCTTTCATATTTAGAGGAGGAGATGGAGAAGAATCAGAAGTTGAACACGACTATTCAGAACGGACTCAATTCTCTAAACAATGGGGATGGTACAATTCAATCTATGCAATCGCTAAAGGCGACCTTACAAAGTTTGATGAAGTTACCCGAATGGGAGTTAGGAAGTGCCTCACGTGGCTCACATACGAAAGACAAAAAAACGAAATTGAACACAGAGAATTTAACCGTAAATTAAATAAACATGGCTAACTATTTTACATTACTAAATACTTTAAGAACTCACTTTGAAAATGATGCATTCATAAACACGGTAACAGAGGGAGATATATTCAAAGTTGATTTAGCTAAACAGACAATATTTCCTTTAACTCACATTATAGTTAACTCAAGTTCTATTGAAAATAATATCATTCGTTTTAACGTAAGTATTTTGTGTATGGATATTGTTGACATTTCTAAAAACACAGCTACCGATCAATTTATAGGAAACGATAATGAACAAGACGTGTTGAATACAATGTTTGCTGTTCAGAATAGATTATACGATGTTTTAAGGCGTGGTGATTTATACTCTGATAATTTTGTAACGGAGGGTAATGCGACGTTAGAGCCATTTGCAGAAAGGTTTGAAAACTACTTAGCTGGTTGGACAATGACCTTAGATATTTTGATGTCTAACTCAATGACTATTTGCTAATGACAGAAGTATTACAAGCCTTAGAAAAATTTAGAGATGAGGTCGTAAAAGAAGCAAGAAGCCAACTTGCGGCTAAAGGAAAAAACTCGTCAGGTGCTTTATCTAAATCAATTCAAGGTGAAGTAAAACAGATGCCTAATTCAATAGGTATTTATTTTAAAATGTTGCCCTATGGTAACTTTCAGGATAAAGGAGTTAACGGAACACAGATAAATCATGGTGCACCTTATTCGTTTAAAAGCAAAGGTGGTGTAAAAGGTCTAAAAGGAATGCCTCCACCAAGCAAGTTGGACAGTTGGATGGTTCGTAAAGGAATAGCACCAAGAAACGCTGGTGGACAATTTACCTCAAGAAAGGGGTTGCAGTTTTTAATTGCACGTGGAATATTTAAAAAAGGAATTAAGCCAAGTTTGTTTTTTACTAAGCCATTTGAGGATGCTTTTAGAAGTTTGCCTGATGACTTAGTAGAAAAATACGGATTAGATATGGAACAAGATTTATTAACGATATTACAAGAGAATTTAAGACGAATGATATGAGTATATTTGCACGAAGCCCCTATATTGTAGAAATTAGTGAAACAGGTCAAGAGGGTTCTAAGGTTCAATTATTTATTTGGAATGGAACGGGCTCTGCTCCAGCTAATCCGCAGTACACTTTAGATAAATTAATTCCAGCCTCAAACAACGTAAAGACGTATTACAATATTTCTCCGTACATTCGAGAGTACATTACTTGGAATACAAGACAAACACCTTATAACACTTTTTCAGCAAGTCAAACAACACAATGGTGTAACGTTAAAATAAAGAAGTTTAAATTAGATGCTGGTACATATACTCAAGTTGGCAGCGATATAAACCTAAAAGCATTTGACGGATTTGGATATTATGAACAAGGTTACAACCCAAGTTTGACTTACGATATTTTACACGATGAGGGTACTTTTACTTACGCCTACGATGCTGCTATAAATTACGGAACTAACTCAAATTACTACGGTGGTTTTATCATGGTTCAAACAGCAACAAGTTATAAAGCAAAATACACCAACTTAATTTCAGGAGCTACATTTACTCAAAGTTTAAACAACGATCAACTTGTAGATGTACTTAGAGTTTATCCAAGTTATGTATCTGCTGGTAACAAACTTGAAATTTTAAATAGTGCAAATGCTGTACTTTGGACAGCGACATTTAAACCCAACTTAAATTGCCGTTATACGCCTGTTGTGTGCGACTTTGTAAATAAATATGGGTGTTGGCAAAGGGCATGGTTTTATGCTGCTTCTAATGACACGTTAAGCGTTGAAAACACGAATTATAATTTGATGCAATCAACCTTTGCAAACTACAATACTTTGGAAGGTCAAACAAAGAGCTTTAACACAAACGGTAAAAAATCACTTAAGGTAAACACGGATTGGGTAGATGAGAGTTACAACGATTTACTTAAACAACTCATGCTAAGTGAAAGAATAGTTTTAAATAATTATCCAGCAAGTTTAAAAACACAAAGCACAGAATTATTCAAGAATATAAACCAAAAGACGATTAACTACACTTTAGAATTCGAATTTAATTACAACGCAATCAACAACGTAATATGAAGCGTACAGTCCAAGTTTATATTGAGGGTGAACAAGTTGAATTATTCAATGATGAGCAAATTAGTGTCAACTCAAGTGTTCAAAATATTTCAGATATTTCAAAAGTATTCACTGACTTTTCGCAGAGTTTTACTGTTCCAGCTTCAACGCATAATAATGCGATATTTAACCACTTCTATCAG